ACTTTCAGTAAAAAGGCCAGTAATGGTAAGGTTATTGAATGTAGGGCTGACACCTGTTTCAGCTAAAGCAGCAATCTGACCAGTCGTCAGATAGAAGTCCTGCCCACTGGGCTGACCATTAGAACTGACGCCAAAAGCGCGTAGAGTCTCGTTTCCGCTCAACGGAGATGCAAAATTGGTGGGTACGATTGATGTCATGCTCTAAACTCCTGAAACGAATTATTTCTTCTCTTCGCCTTTGCCCATCTCTTTTTCGTGGCGCTTATGCATAGCCGCGTGTTCGTCCGCATGCCTCGAATGCATTTCTTTTTTGTCGCCGCCTTTATGCATCATGTGTTCGCGTTGATGCTTCATGTGCATTTCAGCTCTGTCCATCGAATGACGGGCTTCCATATTTGCGCCTTCGCTTTCAGCGCCGCCTTCAGTTACGGCTTCTTTGTCCTCGGCTTTGTCGGCCTTCTTCACTTTGACCTTGCCGTCTTCGGCATCACGTTCCATTTTTGGCGAATTGCCAAACATTTTGTCTGCCATTTTTCCCATGATCTATTCCTTTGCTCCGTACAACAGTGCGGCTCCGCTTTTCTTCTTCGCGGCAGGGTGAAAGTGTTTCAGAGTTTTGGCTAACTGTGCCTCTTTCCTGATTGTTCCGTTTTTAGAGTGCATTGCCTCGTTTAATTTTTCTTCTGGTATCTTCTCTCCTTGCGGGATTCCAAGGTGAGAGTGTAACTTTCCCTTGCCTTCTTTACCGATTGCTGATTGAATCCATTTCTTCTTCTTTTTGGGATCAGACATGACATACCCCTACAAATACAAAAAAGAAATCAGCAACCTTATTCCTGTCTGCCAAAACTGTCATTGCATTAGACATATCGAACTTTCCGGAAACCATAGATTGCCTAGCGCCCGCACTCGAAAAATGCTTGCCGACTAGATAATCTATGGGCTTCTTCTCAGCCATTTATCATGCTCGTCTGATCTTGTTTCTTACTGCGGACGCTCTTGATTTCAGGTGTGCTGATTTGTTCCTGCTCAATAACGCGAGCCTTCGACTTGACAACCTTGTTGGACATGACCGGAGCCTGAACACGCTCGGCATTGAACCGACCGCTATCGGCAATCTGCGCCAGATAAGACCTCATGTTGATTTCATGGGTCTGTACGCCCATGCGCATGCCGTATTCTTTGTTTTCTTTAGCTTCCTCAACGCCACGAGCAAGCTTCTTCATCCAATCTTCGACCGCCATCAAAGCGAGTTCGTTCATAGGCAAAAGATTGTAATTAGGCTCATCAGGGTACGCGATCAGCGTTGGTCGTCCTTGTGCGTCATACTCCTCATGCAACGTTTCACCATCGAAAAAGCCATTACCAACAACACGGTAAATCGGCTCATCATCGGGGATGCTAAGTTTGGAAACCTTCTGGGGAGGAAACGTATAAAGCGATGCCATTGTCTATTCCTTAGTAGGCAGAATTGAAGTTCTTCACGGAATCCAGCACCGACTTGATGCTTGGCGGGTTCATCAAGAACTCAGCGTTAACCGACATAGTTGCCGTATTAGTTAGATCAAAGTATGCGCGATAGAAGCGCGGCAGACCGGCAAACTCAGGCGGGATAGGCGGCAGAGGAAGATAAAGCGTATATCCCAAAGTCAAAGTCGCCAAACCAGCCTTGGCTCCGCTTGTGGTCAGGCGCGTGTAGGTGCCGGGAGAATACGAGCCGTTGTCAGGAGCCGCTTCAATTCCGAAAGCAAAAGTACCAGTACCCGTGCCAGCCGTCGAAATCGTGAACAAAACACCGGGATGAGCAATGTTTTGACCAAGGCCGAGATCAGTACCAAGGTTGGTAGCCAAACCAGCGTTGCCGATCATATTGGGAGCGTTCCCTGCACCGGCTCCGGTTACGTCAAAGACGTTCGTAGAAGCGCCAGAGGCAGAGACTGCTTGAGCAACGGATAGGTTTGCGCCAGAAGAATTTTCGGTATATGCCATTTGTCTTGCTCCTTAAGTTTTAAGAGACTGTCGCTTCTGCGTCGGTCAGTTGATCGTTCAAGCGGATAGGAATGCCACGCCAGTTGAGAACGGGTGCGCCGTCATATTCGGTTGGCGACATCAAAACGTTCTTGTTGCGGATTGCCTGAATTTCCATCGCCGTTTTGACGGTACGATCCGATGTCCATGTGAATTTATGGCCAATGTTTCCATTGGGGTCGTCAGTCTTCGTGATGCCGGAAGCGCGTGGCGTGGTATGAGGCAGCAAATTGATAGCCGCGCTCATCAGAGCGAACAAATCAGGAGGCGTGGTCGAAAGTAAACCGCCAGCCGTGGTCGTCGTATCGATATTGCAGATACGGGCGTTGAACTGCCAGTTATCGACGCAAACACCAAGCTTCCAAGTGAACACATCCGTATAACCTTCGTAACGAAGACCGTTAACATCATACAGAGGAACGATGTCGCCCTTATCTTCATGTTGAAGACCAGCCGCAGAACCTTTCGGAAACAGGACGGCGGTGCCGCCTTCATCGCTCCAGCCATTGAGCCACAACGATGCATTTGAACTACCTGCGCCACCGGCACTGATAACGTTCTTAGCCGTTGCAGCAACCGTGGTAGAGAGGGCGTTGTAATACAGCGTCAAACCAGTTGTGGATTGAGGCACCGTGTTTTCATTGGCATAGAATACCGAATTGGCAAACTTCTGCGCCATGCCTTGCATGTGCGGCTTGGCTTGCTGCAAACGGAACTGGGCGACTTCGCCGTTGAGTTCGGCTTCGTCTTTATCGACCATCCCGTAATCACGCAGAATGCCAATCGAAAACTTCTGTTTGCCAAAGATGGGCTTGGTCGCCGCGATACCTTGGTTATTGGCCTTCCAAGAAGGTTGCGGCAATCCGACAACAACCGAGGTTTCGTGACCCATTGGCAAATTGCCGGGCTTGGCAATCGCATCAGCAACAACGTCGTTGCACTGAGCCATCAAGTTGACGATATAGCCAATGGTGCCGTCAGGGGAACTCATAGCCGCCCAATCCATGAGATTAGGAACCTGATTGTTGAATAATGGCATTGTCTACCTTCCTTTAAGGTTATTACGATTTAGGGCTGTTTCCGTACATAGATTGGGCAATGCCCTGCTTCTGTACGGGCACGGATTGAGATAAAACCGGCGAACCTTCTTTTGCTGCTGTCTTGGTGATATTGGATAAGAAACGGAGCAGAGCAGGGTGATTTTCAACGCCCGTTTCCTGCAAAAGCTTGGCTGTTTCGAGTTGCTGCGCTTTGGTGCCGCCGTAAAGGCTAATAGCTTGGGAGGCCGCACTAACGGTTCCTTCCCAATTATCTCCACCAATCGAAGGGTCTTTTTTAGCGTTCTCGAGCCATTCCTTGTTGCGGTTGTTAAACCAGTCCCAAGAAGCCTTATTCTGGCTCTCGACAACCGCCTTAACATCCTCAAGGTGCATGTCGATCATTTCCTGACCGAACTTCTGCACAGCAGCTTGTTCGGTCTTGGAAAGATTCTGGAACTCGCCAAGTTTCGATTGGAATGATTTGAAAACGGGATTATCGACTTGTGCGCCTTCAGGCAGCTTGAACTCGTAAACCGGCAACGGCGCTGGCTCGGCGTCAACCTTTGGGGCTTCGGCAACAGCGTCAGCAGGCTTGGTTTCTGGCTCTGGATTGAGGAGGGGTTTCGCAGCTTCAACCGCAGGCTCGACGGGCGCAACAGGAGCAACTTCAGGATTTGGCGCGGTTTCTACAACTGGGGTAGTAACTTCGACGGGAGCTACTTCAACGACGGGCGCTACAGGAGCGGTAACTTCCGGTGCTACAACTGGTGCTTCGTCAGCCATAAGGTCTTTCCGTCAAGGGATGCGGCTCTTCACAGAGCGGCTATTTGACGGATACTATAACTTGATTTTTTATGAGATATAACTACCGCTAAAGGCGGGTTACGAAATTATATTTGCTCTGATCGCTATTGCGACAGCATTGACGGTATTTTTTGCTTCTAGTTTGATGCGAACGTTATCAAGGTGGAAATTTACGGTGTCATAAGAAACATTTAGCAACTGCGCAATAATGGGATGTGTATTTCCATCCGCGACGAATCCCAAAATCTCAACCTCTCTCGGCGTTAAACTCATTTGCGCTCCCGCTCGACAGCCTCACAACGCATCAACCAGAACATTTCCGGCGCGGCAGTCATAACCTCGTCAAGCACGCGCAAGCCAACCGCACGTTCGCCTTCAAAACGTCCGTTACGCTCTGCCGTATCCCGCATAGGATTGTCAGAAAAAACATGGCAGTTTGTTCCAAGCAGGTCAAACATCCATGCTCGTCCATTCTCTTCCGACATGATGGCTTCAACCACGCGAAGCTTTTTCTCTTTGAGGCGTTTCGCGTGCTTCTCCGCCGTTTCGATAGCCTCCGGATCATTGGCATCGAACGGGATGGCTTGTTCGTCATAGGCGATTTCATTGTCGATTGCGTCAGCCATGATTATTACCCATAATTTCCCTGAAATTACGTTGAACCCACCACACAAAAGAAAAATCGCGATTGAAGCCAATACTTACTTGGGCATACACATCAAATATGCTGGCCGGCCACATACCAAGAATGTTTTTGACCGCCATATCTATAGCATCATTTCTAGACATTATCCCCTCATCATCGATGCTGCTTTCTGCGCCATCTCCATCTCCGTCACCAAGGACTGAACCTGAAATTCATTCAGGGCAGGGGACTTGTACATCACCTTGGCTTTTTGCCGCATGAGAAGAAACTGCTTGGCGACCTCTTTCCATGCGGGAAGATTAGTCATTACGCCCAACTCGCGAGAACATGACGCGGCGCGGGCTAGGCTTTCCCAAACTCGTTCAAAAGATTCTGAACTTTGCATCATACAAGTATCACTTTCTTCTCGCGCTCGCCCTTGTGAATGCTTTTCGGGAATGTCGCAATACACAACGCCTTAACTGCAGCCAGACCATCGCGCATTAGCAAGAACCTTGGATCGCGGCGGTGGAAGCAAAGTTGCTCGCAACCGCCGGTCGCCTGATTGATGGCTTCGAGCAGTTCGATTGCGACGATGACTTGCGTGCGCTCGGCTTTTGGGTCAACCGCGACTTTCATGCTGCCTCTTTTGCTGATCGTGACAAGCACTGCCAATATATCTACGACCAGATTTAATGTTAGCGATTTGGTAGATACCTGATTTCATGACACCAATGTATCACCCGTTTAACATCTGGTCGAGCGCAGATTTTCCATTAGTTACACTTGTGTTGGAAAGTACCTGTGCCGCTTGTGCGCCAGTCTGGGCGGTCTGTGCGCCTTGAGCCAAAGCCTGCTGCTGCTGTTGGTCTTGCTGTTGTTTGGCTCGTGCAGCGCGTACCTTAGCTACATGGTCGGCGTCATAAATAATCGTCGCGGGAACGCCAGACATTGCTGCACGCTCATCGACATAAGCATCATAATTGAACTTGTCGCCTGCGGCAGGAAAGACGGAGATAAGATTGCCAAAAATTGCCGACATGGAATCCAAGGCTCCGATTGAGCTAGCCTTTTGTGCTAAAGCCAAACTGCTGATGAAATCGAAACCGAGCGGAAGACCTTGTAGCGATTTTGGCATAGGATCGATTAGCTTCTTCCTTTGCATGATGCTGAAAATCCTTTTCAACTTAGGCCGTAAGTTCTCACTGATGATGTTCTCAACGACAGGGCCGAGTACTTGCATCGCTTCCGCGCGACGCGCTTGTATCTCCGTTGCGGTACGTTGATCGCCTTGAAGGGTAGAAATCGCCATGAAAATGTCTTTGAAGAACCCTTTTTCAATGCGTTGGGAAATCTTCTCGATATTCTGCGCCAAGGCAGCAACGTCAGGGTTCACGTTGTAAATCGACCGCATGCCGTTGTGAGCATCCAGCCCCGGCATGAACGTCACATGCCCCGGCAAACCGCTGGCAGGCTGATTTTTTAGCTTTTCATCGGCAATTAGAGGTGGACGAACCATTTTCTCTATGGCTTCGGCCATGCGCCGCGTCATCACTTGCAATTGCTTCACATCCGGCAGAACATCCATGCCTTGTGATCGTCCATAAGCGTCATTTCCCTGAGTTGACCAGCGCGATGCCGAAAATGGCTTGTCCCAGAACCCACGAATGGACAGAGGCTGCTTGCTGGCATTTCCATAAGCCCAATAAACCTCGCGCCACGGGAATCCACCGGGCAATTTCCAGTCTTTATTGGCACCGACGGCATAATTCGGTTCAACAGCATGGGCGATAATGCTTTCGGTCTGTAATCCCGCGCCCTTACCTTTCCACAACAAAGCAGTTTCTTCGGTGACGTTATCAATTCCAAAGAAATCCACTTGCTGCTCGACGGTCATCAAGATCAGGCGATACAGACCGATAACCCGATTTGACGCATCCACATCAAGGTAATACTCGCCAACGCAAGGAACATGCACACGGATAACATTTTCTTCATCTTCATAAATAATCGCCGGAGAAGTTCCGTAGGAAGCGATATCCTCGCATTCCTGTACGAATTGGTTATAGAAATTGCTGATATTCAGAACGCCATAAATGCGATTTTCGGTATTCTCAATCCATTGCCTTGACTCATCATCGAGGGTCACGCCTTGCATCAATGGGATGACCTTGAACCAAGGCCGCTGTGGCCCCGCGAGGTTAGACGCCATACCGCCTGCGCAATAACGCAATACCAAGGTCGCGGTTGGATCGACAATCTGATTGTTAATAGGGACGCCGCGCATCATGGAATTGGGCGTGGGAATGCCGCCAGAACCCTGCGTCAGGAGCAAGGATCGGCGCGGAGCGATGTACCGAGCAATGTCGTTGTAATTTGTGCTCCACCACGTTTGACGCCATGCGTAGAGCGAGTTGAGCTTGCCGGATAGATGTCCGAACATCGATACCCAGACATCTTCTGGAATAAGCTGTTCTTTCGCGCCTTGTAACGGCGATTGCTGGCTCAGCAGCAAAGGGCTGGATTTTTGGTAGAATGAAACGTCGTCGGCGAGAGCCATTTTATCTCCGGCGTCATCACGACGCTGGTTAATTGTTTATTTACAGCGTCAACTGAAAACCCAAGAAGCCGATATCAAACGAAAATGTCCGCCAAGTCTTATCCCAATGAGGTTTTGAGAACACCCATTGAAACGGCTGCAAACGCAAATGGCATCCGATTGTCTTCGCGCTTTTCACGGTAGATCCAAGAACGCGGATCAATTTACGCCTCCCAAAGTCGCCTTTCCCGTACTCACACTTGATGGATTAACGCCTTCTGCACTCGTACCGATGTCCTGAGAATCGATGCCCATGGCATTTTGTCGGCTTGCGGACGTTGCTGCGACAGACGAAGACGCAAGCGTTGCAGGCTGCGCTGCGGGGGGAACCGCAGGAGGTGGCGTATAACTTGGAGTACTACCAAAACCCATTTAGCCCATCCTTATGATTAGACGCGCATCTTACACGGTCTAAGTTCATAAATCAATTTACAAATGACCATAGGTTAGACGTTCGGCGGGTGACATGTTGTTGAACTGATCCTGTTGTTGCTGAATCTGTTGCTGCTGGCGTTCGTTCTCTTCGCGCTGTTCGCGCATTTGTTCTTGCTGGCGATCTTGGCTTGCCCGCACTTCATCCTGCATGTTCTGCTGCTGAGTCCATGAGGACGATGCCGCTAACGATCCATAGGGATCATCAAAACCCTGCGCAAAAGCGGGGGTTGCGATAAGAAGAATAGTTCCTATTATTAATGCGTTTTTCATTTTATCCTCCGTTAATGTGTTTATCTGAAAGCGGGTCGTAGTCGAAGGTGAATTTAGGTTTATTGCCAGCAATTTTATCCTTCCAAGCAGGCGGCATGCGTGAGACCTCAATGCCTGAAACAACGTAATACCTCAACGCGTCCATAAGATGATCGTTTTCTTTGACGATCTTGCCATTTTCATCACGACGATAAAGTTTATATTCTTTTAACAAGTTCACGCAATTGGAAAATACCTTGATGCGACCACTCGATAACCTTTGATAAACATCATAAATGCCAGATTCAACGCCATTTTTGGCATTCGTGATGTGAAGCCCTAATTGTTCATACAAATTAAAAAGTTGCTCGCCATCTTTTTGGGCGCGTCCGTGCGAGGCAGGATCAATTACCCCAAATAACCATTCACCACGAGCTTTAATCGCATCCGCATGAACTGATGGTTCCGCTTGCCCCCTGTAATGCTCGTCATGGAAATAAATCGTATCCGCATCGGCATCATAAGCAGCAAATATAGCCGCAGTCCTGTTCCAACCTACATCGAGCGCATACCCTCTCCGCCAATGAAGCGGCAACTCAAAAGGGGCAATAACAAACTCACTCTCAGGCACCGGATAAATAGCGCCGGAACCCAAAGCAGGAATACCTTTGGTTCTAGCGTCCCTCTGATGAGGTGGATAAGCTGAAAGCATTTCCTTCTTGTCGGAATCTGACAAATGGGGGACATCATCCCATGTCGCCGTACATAACGAAACTTTTCCGTCCCTAACCTGCTCTTCAAGAAACAGGATGGTTTCCGACATGCCTTTCAACGGGGTGAATGTCATATAGACAACCCCGCCGGTAGTCATAGTGCGCGTCAAAGCTTCGGTATAAACAGCAAGCGGGGCTTCCTCATCAAGCCATATAACATCACGAGCCGTAGCCTGAAAAGCCTCGCGCCCCTGATCGAATGACTGAAACTGCAAAACAGACAACCCGCCACTGACGTGCCTTATCTGGCACGTGTCTGTGGCATCAGGAATACCAGTCTTTGGTCTTCTTTCGTGAATATCATCGAAAGGAATAGTGCCAGTACCAATTGCCGACGGCGAACCAAGCAATTCTAACTGAATTGAATCCCGAACCAATCGACCAGACTCTCCGGCTACCAGTGCATTGACGGGACGCTTAAATCTCTTGCCTCTCCACCAATGCGGATATTTTCCAGTAAGATGAAGCGTAGTTTCATAAGCACCAGCTACAGACTTGCCTACACGGTTCGCCGCGCGGAACTCACGGACACGAAAATCGGCACCATCCGCAAAAAACTGTAAATGCTTTGCGTATAACTCTCGGCGAAACTGCCCTATATCTGGGAAAAACGTGAAAAGCCTATTACGTTTACGCTTCTCAAGTTCAGCCTCAATGTCAGCCACCGTTATTTTTGGCAATAGCATTGTTTTTTAATTGTTCGAGCTGATCCGTAGTCAGAATAGCTAATATGTCATCGCTCACGCTGCCTTTGGTGTACAAAGGAGCATCTTTGTCGCCCTTGAGCGTGGTGCTGTCACCAAACTTCTTCGGGGCCAGCTTGGAAGCCCTCCACTGCCTTGCCCATATCCTAAGCTTAACAACCTGCCAATCCTCCGCAGTCGCCTGATCGGCCATAGTTACACAAGCGTCAGCCTCATAGTCCTGCTGCGCTCGCCTAGCTTCTGCTATACGGGCAGCAAAATCAGGGTCTCGCGCCATGTCCCTATAAATCGTAGGCTCAGACGGAAATCCATCGGTTCCAGCTAATTTGTAAATGGCTCCTCCACCAGATATTTCTTCACATAAACGATCAACTAACTCGTCATTCCATTCAAACTTTGCCGTCATTTTACATCCTTTACGCGCATGATATTTCTTTCAGTTCCCCTGACAATATATCAATCGCTTTGTTGTGTCGATTAAGCAAAGCTTGCCTGAGGCAAACCAATCTAGATATTTCTTTATTTTTTTCATCCATGTCGGCATTAAGTCCATTAATAATCTCGTCTCGACTACTGTTTTGACGCACTAGATAACGTATAACTCCGACAGCATCGTCCATGAGACCAATATCCCTCGGAGACGACAGAACAGACGAGTAGTCCACCAGCCTATTAACAACGCCATCAGGTGATTGGGATTGGTTCATATTTTCACATTTTTCGTCACGTGTTATAATATTGATGTAGATGCCCATTTTTGTCGCCCAAAGCCGGAGATCAGCCTTCAACAAAAATATCTGCTGTTATTGGTTATTACCAGCCATCCATATTATTTATGTTTCACAGTTTCCGGCGAAACGTTTAGTTAATTTCTCTATCAGGTATTGACTCTTCCCGCGCCATTTGCAAATGACTCCGCCTCATTAACCGAGGAGCCATACTTGACGACATCATAGCAAACTTTGGCGAATCTGTCACTTCCAAAAAGGAACCTGTGTGGCAATCCCGGCAAAGTGGAACGCAGTTTAGTACTTTGCTAGTCATTTCAACCTGAGCTTTCCTATGCGGCACCGGCACTTTGCGGCATTGATGAGTTGTTGCCAATTCCATCGCGCGATAATTTGGAGTTCTTGTTTCGTCATGCCGCCAACCCAAGCTCTTGAAGTATTGATTTAGGACACTGGCACTTCGGCGAAGTGGGTGGCTCTCCCCAAAAGTCAAACCAAGTCCCGGCCTTTGACCAATCGTTGATCCTAGATTTCCAGAGTTTATCTTCTCCGTCCAACTGGATAGGGGATTTCATTTTCGCAGATCTCAGGCTGTCCTCGAAAAACTTTAGGGTGCGCGGAGGTTCTTTGCCGCGAGCGAACATTTTCGACATTTCTTCGCGAAAATGCTGGCGACAAAAATCGACCGTATAGCCAGATTTTATCCATTCATCGGCTGTGTATTTATCGCTAGGGGCAGGGGCTATTCGGGTTTGGCTTTGTCCCCAGATTTCCATTCGAGCGGCATCGAATGCTTGGATTATCAAGATGCTTTGCGGAGAGGCGTCCGCTGCTTTAGTTTTCGGAAAGGCTTCCGCGCTTAGCTGCTTTGTATTTTTAAGTAAGGTATTATTATTGTTGTCGGTTGCTATGTCGCCAGCT